CATCGTGGTTTGTATCGAGATGCATCAGACAACTCAGAAAAGATACACGGGTCAGAGCCATCATATCTTACGCTGATAGTTCTTTTCATGGCGGCACAATTTATCGCGCTTGTAACTTTAAATATTGTGGTCTTTCAGACACTAAAAAAGATTTCTACTATGCCGATGGAACCAAACATTCAAGAGGTAAAACCAAGGGGGTAGATGGTGAGTGGAGAGATCGTTCTAGGAAGCATAGATATGTTATGGTCTTCGATAAAAAACTCGAATTAAAATGGAAGACAGTTTAAGAATCACAAAAAATGAAGACGGATCATTCGCAATGGACTGGGATCCACAAGACCCAAGATGGACTTGGTTGAATGGGTTGACATCCGAGCAGGTTAGTCTTATAATGCAGGAAGCAATAAAGGACTACCTTAATGACCACTGAAGGACGCCCTACCCTGTCTCAGGAATCATACAAGAACTATTCTCTTGATCAATTGAAGGTGTGGGTTCTAGACGCTTTGAACTGTGAGGCAACGCCTAAGGAAATTGCAGGTTGTATCCTGGAATCCTTGACAGAGGAAAAAACGTATCACATGGAGCGAATCGCTTTTATTGATCAAGTTGAGAAGCATCTCACAGAATTTAAAATTTCAAATGTGACAAAGAAAGATTGGGATGACTTCTGGGAGGCTCTTTGAATGACTGTGCCATTCTTTGTTGAAGAACCTATCACTTGGAAGAAGATTGAGGTTCCCTATGATATTGTCCAGTATTGTGATACTTTCACTCTGGATGCGGATCGTGAGGACTTGCGTTATATTGACTGTATTTGGATGCATATGGGTTACTATGGTGTACCTAAGGACGTTATGAAAGCACATCGAGATGAATGGAATCCTCCAGTCAAACCAATCTTTGAATAATGTACACTCTTAAACTATTGTCGCCTCTTATCGTTGCAGCCTGCATGGAAGGTTTCACGAAAAGTCAAGGCGATTTTTGTGTAATGGATAGACAACCACCAAAAGTTGTCTATTATGAAGCAGGAAAGTCTTGTTATGTTAATGGAACATTTTACCGCAAATGTGAGGATAGACTTCAATGAATCAATTCACCCACCATCAACTCAAGACTATTTTTACCCTTGTCCGTAAGCGTCAAGAGGATTGTTTGCGTACTTACCAATATGATGAATATAAAGAGTTAAACGAGATTCTTGATATTCTTCAACCAATTGCGTATAGGGAAACTTATACTGAAGAGGATAAGAATCGTGAATACAATTTACGCGAATCCGAGTATTATAACAAACGTGCTCAACTAGATGCTAAGTACAATGACATCTCAGATAGGTATTGATTTTGCAATGAAAACTACCCTAACAGTAGATGATGACGGTGTGTTAACATTTCCTCCCGAGTTCCTGGAAGTTCTTGGGTGGAAAGAGGGTGATATGCTAGAATGGGTAGACAACAAAGATGGTTCTTTCCTACTGAAGAAAGATGAAGGAATTTGATTATGATCTGGATTACAAGTCTCTTGACTTTACAGATGCAGAGACTCGCAAACTTTATCGTATTGGAAGGGGAGAGCAAGGAGTTCTATTGGTGCGGCCTTATACTAACGATATTTGCGAACACTGGAGGTTTGTAGATGAAGATACCGCTCGTAAATCTTCTGCTAAAATATACTCAATGTGGGAGAGTTATAGGAAGAAAGACGATTTTATTGGAATGGACATGGCGAGGAAATTCCTTGAGATGGGTTTCACAAGAGCCCGTAGGTACGCGAATCATTCAGACGGACGTAAATACGATCAAAAGGGTTCCCGACGAGTGGTTCGACCACAAGAAAGTGACTGGAAAACCAACGAGAAGGCAAAGGCTGCTGCAGTCTTTAAAGAAGTTAGGGACAAAGTTGCCTACGATCCCATTTATCAGAAAATGAGAAAGCAATGGCGAGCAAATGAATCATGAGCGAAACGACCATAACATTTCGTGGGTTATCAAATGATGATTGGTACTTTCATTTTAAGTTACCAAATTTCATAATGGAATATCTGTGGAAACAAATAGAGGTGGCAAAAAATGAAAATATTGATTCTAGATCCGAATTAGCAGGTTGTATTAGTAGTTCTCTTGCATTAAAAGATCCAGAAAATACAATTATCAACCGAATTTTTTTACCATTATACAATAGCCCTCATCGTTCAATTTTTGACGAATTCTCATCTCATCGCTATCGCACAGTCATCCCTCAAGGTAAACGTGTACCTTCAAATCCTATATTGGGGAAGTTTTGGGTAAATTTTCAACGGAAATATGAATATAATCCATTACATGATCATAGTGGAATGTTTTCATTTGTAATCTGGATGAAGATACCTTATAAATGGGAGGATGAAAAGGAATGTGATTGGGTAAAGGGATCAAATTCTCAGGGTACAGTCGGAAATTTTATGTTACTGGGAAATGATCTTAGGATGGAAACATTCAAAATGAATCCAGACTGCGAGAGTCACATGTTATTGTTTCCATCACATACACTTCATTGCGTTTATCCTTTTTATACTTCAGACGATGAACGTATTTCTATTAGTGGAAACATATTTTTTAATTAAATAAATAAACCGGTACTGCAGCACCAGTATGAAATCTTTTAAACAATTTGACGAAGAAGCAAAATCCTGCTGGAAAGGCTGGAAAAAGGTTGGCAAGAAAATGAAGGGCGGCCGCCTTGTCAATGATTGTGTTAAGGAACGTGCTGATATGTGGCACCCTGATCCTGAGCAGGATCGCAAACTGGGTGGTCCTGGTGCTAACCAACGTGCTAGAGAAGATAGAGCAGCGTCTCAAAAAAAGAAACCTGATTATGGTAATAGATTGAAACCAGGAGAATCCTATATGGATTTTGCTAAACGTAAGAAATCTGGATCATGAAAACGTTTCGAGAATTTATAAGTGAATCGAACAAGAGTGGTGATAGTTCTTTGCGTGACTGGTTTGCTAAGAGTCGCGCTTCTGATGGCACCCCTGGTTGGGTTCAACTTGGTGGTAAATACGCAGGAAAACCCTGTGCAAAACAACCAGGACAAACAACCAAACCCAAGTGCGGTTCTTCCAAGATGAAGAGAGACCTCTCTGATAAGGAAGAGGAAAGTGCATTCAGAAGGAAGAACAGAAAGGATAAAAATCCAAATCGTAGAGGAAAACCGATCAACGTCGCTACCGAGAAAAAGAAATGAAGTCATTTAAACAATTCTGCGAAGAGTGCGGATGTGAACATGAGAAGAAAGTAGGTAGGAAAAAATTTGCTGGTGGCGACGCTGCAAAGCCTGGTCCTGACAAAAATTATGTGAAACCCATGGGTGAAGAAGCAGGTGAAAAGGATGCTTGCTATAAGAAAGTAAAGCGTCGTTTTAAAGTGTGGCCTTCTGCCTATGCATCTGGTGCATTGGTTCAGTGCCGTAAAAAAGGTGCTGCAAATTGGGGAAACAAAAGTAAAAAGTAAACTCTGAATTTCGTTATGCAAAAGTATAGAACCGAAGAATATTTTTCTGTCATCGATAAAAAGACTGGCAGAAAGATTTGTGATTGTGGATGGGAGTCTGATGCCTGGAATATGGTACAGATGGATCCTGAGAATAGAACTATCAGTAGGAATCAGTTCTTGACTGGTCCTGTAATTGACGTGGAGGTTCCGAAAGCACTTCCAACATCAAATATAGTTGCTTCTCCACCAGAATACTATGAATCAATGTATCCTGAGATACCAGAAAAGACTGTTGAACCTCTGGTTTTACCTCAAAGCGACCTGGAACCATTGAATCTGTAACATATGTTACAGTACTAGTTGACTATATACTTAAAGTGGTTTATAATGACCATACGTTCATCCACTTCGGTGGACGCAAGTAAGCCGACTCGGAACGGATCGTTCATCCTATGTTATCATTATTCACAGTGCTATTCATGCATGTCCCACAAGACATGTATCTTAGATGCGAGGACTATGAGTGGTTGAAAGAGGGAATTGAGACTACTACTCTTTTCACTCCTGCTCAAAAAACTGAGATTATTCTCAAGTGGATTGAGCACACAGACCCTCATTGTTTTGGTGACAAGGACGCAAAAGCCGACTGAAGGAACGGGATTTAACCATCTCATTTCTTTAGGAGAAACACAATGAACACCCTTCTCATGATCAAAGAGCAGATTCAAAAGCAATCTGCACTTCATGACGCACAACTCGCTATGACATCCTATCGTGGTGTTAAGTACGAGTGCAAGTCTGGTGAATCTGATGAAGTACATGGTACTTTCTGCTATCGCGGTCATACTTACAATAAGTAAGTCATGGAAGCACTTCAAGTAGCAGGGTTCTGTACTCTTTTCAGTACTGCATTTATTTGTCTGATCTATGGCGAGATTCTCTTGCTTAAAAAATAAAGGGGGGAGGGTTGACTTCCCCCTCTTTTTTGCTATAAATATTTTTTGTTAGTGTCCTGTCAGGGGCCATGAAAGACCTTTCCAATAAAAAAGCGGCGAAAAAACTGATTAAGAGATTTAAGAAACATCCTGAGTGGTATACCCATGAAGAGGTGTTATATGCTAAAATGGTGAGAAGATCAATTAAACGTCAAGAAGGAGAGAAGTGTGCTAGAGAATGTGAAACTGGTGACTGTAACCCCGGATGCGGAAAAGACGATGGGGTATGTTGCGAGAGTATCAAATCCGAATAATCAGGAAAATCCTGAGTATTCAAAACTACTCGCATATTGCATCAAGCATAATCACTGGAGTGTATTTGAGCAAGCGCATATGACTCTAGAGATTGAAACCTCTAGGGCAATCGCGGCTCAAATACTCCGGCATCGTTCTTTCACATATCAAGAGTTTTCTCAGCGGTATGCTGATACGGGACTTCTTTCTGATGATATCCCACTGCCTGAACTTCGCAGGCAAGATACTAAGAATCGTCAGAACAGTATTGATGATCTAGAAGAAGAACAAATTCATGCAATGCATAAAGCAATTAGTGATTTGTTCAAAGAAGCGCAAGATGTCTATCGTTATCTACTTGACATGGGAGTCGCAAAGGAATGTGCTAGAATGGTGCTTCCCCTGGCAACACCGACCAGGATTTATATGACGGGCTCAGTCCGGTCATGGATTCATTATATCTCCCTGAGATCTGCGAATGGAACTCAGAAGGAGCATATGGAGATTGCTAACATGTGCAAAGAAATCTTTGTTGAGCAATTTCCTACTTGTGCAAAAGCTTTGGAGTGGACTTAATGGCAACATACCCTATTGTACACAAAGAAACTGGGGAACAGAAAGAAGTGAGCATGAGCGTTCACGACTGGCCTCAATGGTGTATAGATAATCCGGACTGGCAACGAGATTGGTCTGACCCCTCAACTTGCCCCTCTCCTGGAGAGGTTGGCGAATGGCGTGACAAACTCATCAATCGCAACCCTGGTTGGAACGATGTGTTAGGTCGCGCCGCCAAAGCCCCTGGATCCCGTGTCAAAAAAATCTGATCGTTTTCTATGCCTAGAAGAAAGTCATCGGCCAACAATGTTGGCGTAGGTCTCACTATCAAGTCACAAAAAAGAAAGAAACCTCTTAATGCTGACTTGCTTACGGATATCAATCCGTTAACAGAGAATCAAATTAAACTGTTTGAATCTTATAAGCAAGGTAAGAATCTTTTCGCATATGGAGCTGCAGGAACAGGAAAGACATTTGTCGTCCTGTATAATGCACTCAAGGAGGTACTGAGTCAGGATACACCTTACAATAAGATCTATATTGTACGCTCTCTTGTTTCTACTAGAGAGATTGGATTCCTCCCTGGAGACCACGAAGACAAATCTTCCTTGTATCAGATTCCGTACAAGAACATGGTGAAGTACATGTTCGAGATGCCTTCGGACTCTGACTTTGAAATGTTGTATGGTAATCTTAAGCAACAAGAGACTATTAGTTTTTGGTCTACTTCTTTTATTCGTGGAACTACTATTGATGATGCGATTATCATCGTTGATGAGTGTCAGAACTTGAATTTTCACGAACTTGATAGTATAATTACAAGAGTTGGTGAGAACGCTAAGATTATGTTCTGTGGTGATGCTCGCCAATCTGATCTTATTAAAACCCATGAAAAGAATGGAATCTTAGATTTCGTTCGCATCATTCAGCAAATGGAATCTTTTGATCTTATTGAATTTGGTGTTGAGGACATTGTGAGATCTGGGCTCGTTAAAGAGTACCTAGTACATAAAATTGCTCTTGGTTTTTGATGTTTAAGCACCACGATATTGATCTTCCAGATATTTCGCGAACAACGATTGAAGGTAAAAGATTTTACAAAATCGATAACATAGAGAAATTATTCATCTCTATCACTACGATTACTTCTTTCATTACTGCACCTAAATTTGCCTCTTGGCGTAAGAAAGTAGGTGAAGAAGAAGCGAATAAGATTACCGCAAAGGCCACAAGTCGCGGTACAGATATGCACACTCTCACTGAGCATTATCTAAAGAACGAAGATCTACCTTCGGTGCAACCAATTTCAGAATTATTATTCAAGATCTCTAAACCAACTCTAGACAGAATTGATAACATCTACTGTCTAGAGTCTGGTCTTTACAGTGATGTTCTTGGTATTGCTGGAACTGTTGACTGTATCGCAGAGTTTGATGGTGAACTTGCTGTCATTGACTTCAAGACATCATCCAAACCTAAGAAAAGAGAGTGGATTGATCACTATTTCGTACAGTGTGCAGCCTACGCTTGCATGTTTTACGAATTAACTAATATGCCCGTTAAGAAGTTCGTCATTTTGATGGCTTGCGAGGACGGTGAATGCGTTGTTTATGAGGAATATGACAAGAAAAAATACATTGGAATGCTATCCCGATACATCAGAAACTTTGTTGAACATAATCTTTCCAACTATGGATAATGAATTACAAGCGGAAATCGCTAAAAAATTTCTAACTCCAGAGAAGTTTGCGGTTGCAATCGAACGGATTGTGAAGGAAAATAATGTCAACTACATTGATGCTATCGTACTATACTGTGAAGTTAACAGCATCGAGATCGACACGATTCCTAAACTGATTTCCAAACCTCTCAAAGAGAAGTTGAAACGTGATGCGATGGAATTAAACTTCATGAAAAAGACTACTAGGGCCCGACTGCCTTTGTAACTAAATATTGAAAAAAGTGAGATGTCAGACTTTTTTGATTCGGATATTGTCCAAGAAGAACTAAGGGAGATCGAAAGACTTCAGTCATCAGTTCATGGCGATCTTTTTACATTTCCAACTCTACCAGTTAAAGAGCAACGCGCTCATCTTGAAGATCTAGTCAAACTGGTAGAGAAGCAAAGAATTCTTTACACTCGTATCTGTC